GTAAGTTTGCGCTAAATGGGCTTTACGCTAAGACTTTGATGTTCTACACAAACATCTCTGGCGACAAGAACCAAGGGTTTGATGTTAATAACGATTACCGTCAGCTAGGCATCATTAAGAATCCAGCGAAGTACGGAAGCACCAACACATTAACTGCTATCGCAGCTTCTGCGTGCTGGGTTGTTTCTGGTGCTATTAGCACTACTTTCTTCCCAGCTGACTCTATCGTTTCAGAGACTTCAACTGGTAGAAGATTTAGAATTGTGACAAATACTGGAAGTGCTGCTCTAATACAATCGTTAGATAACTTTGTGCCTCAGATCGGTACAACTTTCACTAATGCTGGCAACTTTACTTTCACTGCAAGCGCAGTCACTCCACCTACAGCAGATAAATATTCTGGTGATTTATTGTTCATCGATAACAAGGCAGCGTTTACTCCAACAGCTGACCAGTCAGTTACCCTACGAACAGTTATTCGTTTCTAACGAATAAATATAACAGATAAAGACCTAGGACAAAGAGTTAAAGAATGATCGATTTCAACACAGAACCATATAATGACGACTTTGACGAGAACAATAAATTCTACCGAATTTTGTTCCGTCCGAGCTTTGCTGTCCAAGCACGTGAACTTACTCAGATGCAGACTATTCTGCAGAATCAGATTAAGAAACACGGCGACCATATCTTCGAACAAGGCGCGATGGTTATTCCAGGTCAAGCGTCTATCGACTGTAATGTTTCTTATGTGAAAATTCAGCCACTTTATGCTGGCGCGGTTGTTGAAACATACATCAACAATCTAGAAGGTCTTGTTATTGTTGGCGATAGCGGTGTAACTGCTCAGGTTATCAAAGTTGTGAACGCCAGTGGCGCTGAGTTTGCTACTCTATACGTTCGTTACACAAGTTCTGGCGATGATAACGAGACTAAAGTTTTTGATGACGACGAGATTCTAACTCCAGAAGATCCAACTCTAGCTGCTTATACTGTTCAAGCGGTTTCAACTGATGCTACTGGTATCGGTTCTCTAGCTTCAATTGAACGTGGTGTTTACTACGTCAACGGTCACTTTGTCCTATGCGATGCGCAGTCTATTGTTCTAGATAAGTACAGCGGTACTCCTACTTACCGTATCGGTCTAGATGTCGATGAAAGACTAATTACTCCAGAAGATCCAGGATATGAGATGCTTCTGGATAACGCACAGAACAGCTACAACTTTGCTGCTCCAGGTGCACACCGTTACTACATTGACCTCACTCTAACTAAACTTGCTATCGATAGCACAAACGATGCAAACTTCGTTGAGTTGCTTCGCGTCGAAGGTGGTCAAATTAAACGTCACGTAATCACTACTGATTACTCTGAGCTAGAGAGAACTCTTGCTCGTCGTACTTACGATGAGTCTGGTAACTACACGGTTCGCCCATTTAACATTGACGTTCGTGAACATCGCAACAACAATCGCGGTCAGTGGGCACAAAACAAAGCATACCTCATCGGCGATGTTGTTATCAACAATGGTGTGTTCTACGTTGCTAAGAACTCAGGTACTTCTGTTAATATTCCGCCAACGCACTCTACTGGCACTGCATATGACGGTCCAGGTTCTACTGGTATTCAGTGGGAATATAATCAAACTCCTTATTTCAACCGTGGTATTTACGATCCAGAAGATGGTGGTGATGAAGCCAAACTTGCTGTTGGTCTAGAGCCAGGAAAAGCATACGTTCAAGGTTATGAGATCGAAAAGATTTCTACTGAGTATGTTGATGTTGATAAATCAAGACAAATTGTTCAAGTTGATAATGCTGTAGTTCCAGCCACTGTCGGTAACTATATTCTTGTAACTAACCTAAACAACCTACCTCCAGTTAACAACTTCAGTAAAGTCACTCTTTACAACCAAGTGACTGGAACTTCTGGTCGCGGAACTCCAGTTGGAACTGCAGTCGGTACTGCTCGTGTTCGTGCTATTGAATGGCACAACGGAACTATCGGTTCTAACGACGCTCAGTACAAACTGATGATGTTTGACGTTGAGATGTTCAACGGCAACTGCTCTTGCAGATCTATCAAGTCGTTCTACTTCCAGAATGGTGGATCGGCAGATCCACAGCTTGACTTCTCTGCTGATATCGTACCATTGACTCGTCGTCTGGTCGGTTCAGCTACAGCGTCAGCTTCTACTACTGTTACTGGTAACGGAACTTCTTTCCAAACTGATCTTATCGTTGGTGACTACGTTCTTCTTGGAACTAACCTGCGTCGCGTAACTGCTATCGCAAGCCAGACTTCTATTACTGTCGATTCTGCAGTAACTGTAACTGGCGCAACTATTGATTTCGTATCTACTGACTTTGTCGAGCCAGAAAACGTTTCTGTTCTATACCAACTACCATACTACGCCATTAAGTCAGTTCGTAGCGCACTAGGCACTAACGACACAACTTATACTGTATACGAAAGATTCACTGCTACTGCATCTTCTGCAGCAGGTGGACTATGTACAGTAACTGTTTCTACTACTAGCGGAACTTTCGCTTCTGCAGCAGAGACTGACAACTACCTGTTGATGTATAATGATGCAACTTCTGGTGGTTCAGCTGTTGCGCCTAATAGTACTGTTGTTACAGGTTCTACTGTACAGTTCACTCTTCCAGACACTTACGCTGGTAAGAACTTCACTATCATCGGTACTGTTAACAAGTCTGGTTCTACTCTAACCGAGAAAGCTAAGACTCTTCAGACTAACACTGTAACATTCACTACTCAAGCTAGCGCTACTAAGACTGAGCTACTACTTGGTAAAGCTGACGGTTATCGTCTACTAAGTGTCAAGATGAAGTCTGGCACTTTTGCTTCTCCAGGCGCAAATTACAGTATTGATATTACAGACCGTTTCGACTTTGACTCTGGTCAGCGTTCAACGCACTATGACGTTGCTCGTCTGATCTTGAAGGCTTCTTACTCTGCTCCTACTGCTCCGATTGAAGTTGTCTATGAATACTTCTCTCATAGCACTGGTGATTACTTCACTGTAAACTCTTATCCAAACAACGTTGCGTATGAGGCTATTCCTTACTTCAACGGTGTACCTCTAAGAGATTGTATCGATTTCCGTCCACGTATCTCTGATGACGGCGTCAACTTCTCTGGAGCAGGTTCTTCTCTTTCTCTAGCACCTAAGCGTGGTATTGATATCAGAGCAGACTACAGCTATCACCTAGCACGTAAGACTAAAGTTGCTATCGACTTCCAAGGTAACTTCTTTGCTATCGATGGTGTACCATCTCTAAATCCAGGAGACCCTCTAGATCCATCTCTTGGTATGGTTCTTTACACTCTAGCCCTTGAGCCTTACACATTCGGTACGGGTAGCAATAGCGTTGTTGTCAATATGGTTGATAACAAGCGTTACACGATGCGCGACATCGGTAAACTAGAAAAGCGTATCGACAATCTCGAGTATTACACTTCTCTTTCTCTTCTAGAGCAGCAAACTGAATCTCTAGATGTTATCGACGCTAATGGTGACACTCGCTTTAAGAATGGCTTCATTGTTGATGGCTTCACTGGTCACAATACTGGTGATGTAACTTCTCCTGATTACCTGTGCTCTATTGATATGGAGAAAGGTGAGCTGCGCCCATTCTTCTCTATGCAGAACGTGAATCTGATCGAGAAAGCATCTACTCCTGCTGCTCGTGCTGCATCTAACTATCAACTGTATGGTGACGTTATCACCCTACCAGTTCTAGAGCACGTACCTCTAGTTAAGCAAGAGTATGCTTCTAGAATTGAAAACATTAACCCATTCGCTATCTTCACGTTCCTAGGCAACATGAGCCTAACTCCAGCAACTGATGACTGGTTTGAAGTAGATCGTCGCCCAGACTTGGTCGTTGAGGTTGAGGGTAACTTCAACACTATCAAGAACATTGCTGAAAAAGCAGGTGTTCTAGGTACTGTTTGGAACGCATGGCAGACACAGTGGACTGGTACTCCAGTTGCTACTGGGGCTCAAACTACATTCACTACTGGTAATGAGTGGGCTTCTGGTTTTGGTGATGTCCGTCTAAGCATAGCTGACTTTAACAACCGTTTTGGTGTTTCTCAGCGTGGTGCTGTTAACAACGCACGTCAGGTTACAGTTGCTACGTTTGCAACTCAGGTGGGTCAGTCTAGAACTGGTGTTAAGACTTCTTTGGTCACTAAGATTGACCGTCAAGTTGTTGCCGACCGTGTTCTTTCTACTGCAGCTATTCCTTACATCCGTAGCCGTAACGTCCTAGTTCAAGTCAAGGGTCTAAAGCCAAATACTCGTTTCTACCCATTCTTTGACGATGTAGACGTATCAGCTTTCT